AGCTAGATCTGTGATCCTAACTTGTAATGATGACATCTATAATAATTCCTTAAATAAGTTTATTATCAAATATTAATGTAAAATCAGGCAAATCATCTCCTTGATATTCTGGACCTTCCGGTCCAATATCACCCCTATCTCCCTTCTCCCCACGATCTCCTTTAGGACCAGCAAGACCTTGTTTAGGAAAAGTATTAGTAGTTGATTTGGTAATAGGGACAGAGGTGTTTGTAGAGGCTTGTGGTGGCTTCTGAACTACAACAGTTTGATTAGGCATCTGTGACACTCCTATCTACTGTGATGTTACCATACAACAACTTAAACTTCTGACCTAGAGAATCTATGATCCAAAGGTCATAGAAACCACCTGAAACTTCAATTGCTTTAGATTGAGCACTTGTTAATTTAACAGCCAAACTTGAACCAGTTATTACCATATTAGAAGTATCAACAGTTGAATCAAAATCTAAAAATGGTGAACTGACAATAGAATCTTTTGCCGCCATTTTAAAAGAACAATCTGTTAAATCTATAGCAACACCTTCTTCATCTAAATATTGGGTTGTGAATAACTCTTGATCTTCACCTTGAACTATTGTAAAATCTAAATTAGTTGCCATAGTTCTTTATTAATCCTTTATTGTTTTGTTGCACTTGTTGAACTAGATTGACCAAAATCTAATTTAATAAAACCATCTGAATCATCCTCATCAAGTTCTGCATTTTCAGCTTCCAAGTCAGCTTGAAGTTGTTCTAATAATGCTTTAAATGATTTCTCTGAATATTCAATGATATATTTAGCAGCAGAGAATTTGTTTGTAGGACTTGAGTCTTGTGCTACCATTGTATCATGAACAATCTGATATGCAATTGGGAGGTCTTGTGAACTCCGAGCCATAACATCAATAAGACCTTGGTCTAATTTCTTAAATGTCTGCTCTAAGTTAGTTGGGCGACCAACCTTCTTTCGTTTCTTGCTTTCACCAAAAGCCATTAGTTACTCCTGAATTTTGGATGTTTGTTTAATAATTGTTTCTTCTTGGACTCTCATTTGATCAACAGTTTGTTGCAAGAATGAAATTTGTTGTTTAAGATTTCCAATCTCAGCAGATAATTGACCAACTTGATATATAGCATCATATTTAGCTTTCTCTGCATCCGCCCGAGCAACACGTTCTTCTTTCAATTGGTCATGAAGTTCTGTAATCTGTGACTGCAATTGACCAATAAGTTCTTTAAACTCTGAACCAACTGTTCGTTCAGATGTAATCTTAGTAAACCAGAAATAAGCAGCTAACATCAATAAACCAAGACCAACCATAGTGGGGGCATTGAGTAAGTTTGTTAAAAATCCGTAAAATTCTGTCTCCACTTGTGGCGCTCCTATTTATTGTTTTTATTATAATTAGCGGTTTGACTTTGTTTATTAATATGAACTAAAACAACTTCAACATAGTTTTGAAGACAAACTAAGTTTTGCCGATCTTGTTTCCAAAGATAATTATTATATGTTAATGTTGCTAACATATCACCTTTGGTTGAACCTGTTTTTAGTTGCTGTGCAGAAGGAAGAGATTTAACCATACATGAACTATCCGGTTCAGTTAAACGTTCTTGTGCTTCAATTGGGGAGACTTTGGTTGTAGACGCGCACGAACTCATCATCAATAGCGTCATTAGCAGCGTTAGAGTCTTTAACATATTTAATGACCTCTTGTGTGACAATTTGATTTGTATTTTGAATTTCTTGGTTAGCCTTAGCTTGTTCTTGTTTCTGATTATTCAATATATCATTTGTATCTTGACGTTCTTTAGTCACAGTCTGTTGTTTCTTAGCAATAGCTTCTTGTTCTTGCTTCTCAGCTTGAACAACAAGATAATCTCGATAACTATAACCAACGTAGAAACTAAATGAGAAGAATAAGAGAATAACAAGACATATTGCTAATATCTTGCTTGTTAAGGACATGGATATCTCGGTGGGATTTTAGAAAAGATTAAATCAGTTAGATAGAACTGATCAAGGTGTTAGTGCGAAGAAGATAATAAGAACCATCTTCTTGTTTGAATTTATAAACTTCAGATAAGATGTTGTTTTCAAATGAACGGCGTTTAAATTCCCATTCATTCAAACCATAACCTGTTAAATCAAAAGCTGACTCACAAGCTAGTTCAAAAACATCTTGAATATTACGTTTATCTAATTCAACATAACTTAATTCATTGTTAAAATATTTAATAAGAACCTGATTATTAATCCAAGATTCCTGCTTAAGTTGTTCCATATGTTTGTGCCTGTTAATGATAAAAGACACCTAAAATAGATGTCTATATTTTTGTTATAATAGTAGATTAATTTTAACACAATTTTGCAATAAAGTCAATCTGATTGAATCCTTTATAGTATATTAGGATTGTATGTTTATTTCTAATAAATTAATATCTTACAAACTCCCAGTTTGTTTAAACTGAGGAAAAGTCTCTCCTAACAAATCTGCAAGAAACAAGTTGACCCAAATGGCAGAAGTCCATTTGCTAATGAATTCAGGATCATCTTCTGAACTAAGAATTAGAACAGCATCTTCGTGCTTAACCATTCCTTTAAATTGATTCTTGTAAGTTTCTTTATGAATCATCTTCAAGTTCCTCTTCTATAAGTTCTTCTTTCTCAAGAATCAAATCCTTCCCTGATTCTCGTGCCTTAATCATCTTAGATGTTAATTCTAGTATACTTCCCCTCATTCTGTCAAATCTTGGTGTTAAATCTCCTTCGCGGGTATTAGCATAACCAGTAAACACAACAAGAATGTTACCACCATACAAAGTGCTAAAGTTTATGAAACCACCTTGAACCAACCACATATGTTTATAGTTATTGGTTCCATTGATCCAATCTTGAAGTGTAGAATCTTTGATATTTAGGTCAAATAAGATACGTTCCCTTGAAATCATTAAGAAAAAATCTTTGTTAGAACGTTGAGAGTTCAGATATAACCAAAATCGTGCTATCCTGTTAGGAAGTTGGTCAGGTCTTTTAGTGCTTCTTGGTGTAACACTGAACTCAGAGTAGTCAATTGATGTCATTTTCTTTAAAAATATCCTTGCAATAGTTGATAAAACATACTACAATCTTAGCATAAATTTTAAAAAAGATCAAATTGTAACATTTAACGGCGTATCTATAAATATTAACTTATTAGGAGAATTAAAATGAAAGGTATTGTAATAGGAGGAACATTTGATAATGAGGGTGGAAAGAAGAGTTTCTTTGTTCATGAAATTGCAAAAAACTTACAATTCGAGTGTATTAACGGTGGTAATATGGATGATTTAAAATCATTTAACCCAAAAGAATATAACATATGTCTATGGATGCCTAACATCAGTAATAAAGAAGATAAGATCCTTCCTCTATTGAAGAAAATAAATCCTCACATGGTTCTTATTCAATCTAAGAGAGTTATCGAAAAGCAGTATTCTGAAAGTGATGTCGTAGGGAGATTATTACAATCACACAGCCTTCTCGGTATTATGATAGAGAAACCGGACAATTGTTATAATTTTAAATTACTAGACCCGTTAGGTAATCTTTGGTGTGATACTAAGAATCTTGAAGAACTTTGTTATAATATTAAAAGACGATTAAATTTCTTTGGTACGATGAATAGGGTTGGAAGTATAAAGACGAAAGATATTAAACCTATTTTTGACATCGAGCAGGATTTCATAGATATCATTAAAGAGTACGGGGATACTTTTTCTAAGTTTGTTGCAGCAGTAAATCCTTATAGATTGCTAGGAAATTCTAGCACTAGATGTTCTTTTGGTTTTCCTGCTAAGAGAGTAGATAATCATATTGCGGTAACTAGACGAAATGTGGATAAACAGTTTTTATCCTCAGACGATTTTGTTTTATGTCAAGATGATATAGGAAAAGCAGTGAAATACTACGGTGAAAATAAACCATCAGTTGACACTCCTATACAAATAAAACTATTTGACTATTATAAGAATGTTAATTATATGATACACGGACATTCTTATATTAAAGGCGGGATATTTACAGATAACTGCATCCCCTGTGGATATATTGAAGAATTTGACGAGGTTATCAAACTTTTCCTTAATGTAGATTCTAATAATTTTTGTATAAACCTTAGAGGACACGGCTGTTTAATTCTTGCGAAAGATTTAGGATTCTTGGATAATAAAAAGAAAGACTTGTACCCAAGACCTGCACCGGAGATACAAATACAGCACTAACATAAATTTAAAAAGAGGTCAAATTTGAGTGCAACCAACTATTGATAAACAAAGATGTCTTGCTTTATTAAATAGACCCTCAACAAGGTTAATGATGAAGGTGAGATCCGTATCTACTAGGAAAGGTTCAATCGTATTTAGTGCTAGTCAACGAAAAATATCATATCATTTGTATGGTGAATCAACGATTGTTATTATGTTTGATGAAGTTTTATCAAGTTTTGTAGATCCTGAAAGACCGACAGAAGAAGAGTTTGTAATGTTTAAACTTCAATATGGAGTTGATTGGATTGTGGAACCATTTAAATGAACTTATCGAAGCAGATTAAATATATTAATAAAATCAAAGATAAGACCAACACACAAGAAAAATTTACTTTTAATACAGTAGGACATTTAAGCTATGTTATTGAAAATAGAATAAAAAGTAGAGAACGTATCACATTCAGTTTACCAACAAAGTCAGACCATCCAACTGGGTTTTGGATTACTGTAGTTGACCCTAATACTAGATCTGGATGGCTTATAAATTGCACCCTAAACGATTTCCTTTCTACATACTTCTACGATATGATTAACCCAACACCAGAAGAAAAAGTAATGTGGAAGTTGCAATTTGGTTTTGATTGGTATTTTTAAGGAGATAACCGATGGGTGAAGAAAAGAAACAGATAACAACAAAACCATTCTTTGATAAAACAAATTATGTTTTTGAGTATCCAATTGAAGATGTTTATAATTTTGTTAGCAAGACTCTTGACAAAGAAGATTTGAACAATCATACTCTTGATGTTTGTGGTTTTCTGTTAACAGAACTAGATTACTACAAAGCTAATGGAATCAACATGATAGCTTTAAATGCCATTGAAAGTGCTTCTATTGGTGCTTATAATAAACGTTCAGTTAGTGCTAAGAAAGCTGCTGAAACACGAAAGAAGACGATTAAGAAGGAGAAGTAGTTGAGTAAAAACTTTGACAATATTAAGTTTGGAGCAGATTTACATCTTGGACATAAGAATGTTCATAAATTCCGAACACAATTCAAAACGGCAGAAGAACACCATCAAACTGTCTTTGAGAACTTTGCAACCAACATTGACAAACGAGATGTTGTCTATTTTCTTGGTGATATTGCTTTTGATAAAGAATGGTTAGCAATGATTGGGTCTATTCGGTGTTTAAAGAAGGTTTTAGTCTTAGGAAACCACGATACTGAGCATTTACATATCAAATACCTAACAGAACATTTTGATCATATTCATGGATTATTTTCATTCAAGAATTTATGGTTATCCCATTGCCCAGTTCATCCAGACGAAATGAGAAAGAAAATTGCTAATATTCATGGTCATATTCATTTCCACAACATTGAAGACAAAAGATATGTTAATGTTTCTTTAGAACAGATTAACTATAAACCAATTACATTAACAAGCATTTATGATGCCTTAGAAGAAAGAGGACTATAAATTGGAAAATTTAACAAAATTTATTGAAGTTTATAAAGCAGGAACAAAATCGATTCCTGAAATTATTCAAGAACTTAAATCAACAAGTTCAAAGAATGATAAAGAAGCTATTTTAAAACGAGAACACGCAGTTAACAATGAAGAACTAAAACAGATTCTTTATTGGTGTTATGACCCACAGTTTAACTTTTATACAACAAAGATTCCAGAATATGATACTAAACGTGAGATTTATTACGCAACAGATGCTCTATATCAGATTGTAGAAAATGTATGTTCACGTAAAGTAACAGGTAATGCTGCTTTAGATTATATTGCTTTTGTATTGTCTAATACAGTAAAAACTGATACATTAATTGTAGAATCTGTTATTAAGCGAGATTTGGATTGTGGAGTTCAAGAATCAACTGTCAACAAGGTGTGGAAAGATTTAATCAAAGACCCACCTTATATGAGTTATAGCTTGTTTAATGAAAAGCTAATTAATTCAATCAAATTACCTTGTTATTCTGAAATTAAACAAGATGGTTTGTTTGCAGACATTAAGGTGACACCCGATTCTGTTAATTATTCATCACGTTCAGGAAAAGATTTGAAGTTTAAACTTCCTGAGATTATTGAAAACAAATTAAAAGTTTTAGCTCGATTAGGAAATCCTTACGTCCTTCATGGTGAAGCTTTAGTTATTGCAGAAGATGGTTCTTTTGAACCTCGTGAAATTGGAAATGGATATCTCAATTCAGATGAAGTCGACCCAAATAAAGTTTGTCTTGTTTGCTGGGATGTTGTTGAATTAGAAGAGTATCAGTCACGCCGGTCTAAAGTTCCTTTCGTTGATCGTAGAAAAGGACTCTGTGAATTAATTACACATATCAATGAACCAAAACACTTTCAATCAACAGAAGCAGAAATCTGCGAATGTGTAGATGATATTATTGACCATTTTGTCAGTGCTCGTGAGCGAGGATTAGAAGGCACAGTTGTTAAGAATTTCAATTTATTATGGTCAGATAAGAAAGTCAAAGACGGTGTTAAGATCAAGAATCAGTTTGATTGTGAATATAAAATCACAGGTTTTCAAGAACACTCAAAGAAAGCTGGACAAGTTGGTGCAATCTTTGTAGAATCTGAAGATGGAAAGATTAAGTTTAAAGTCGGTTCAGGGTTGACAGATGCACAACGTAAGTTGTATTATAAACAACAAGAACAATTGATTGGTAAGATTGCTACTGTTCGTGGAAATGACATTATTTCTTCTGGGTCTAAAGATACATATTCTATCTTTCTACCAAGATTAATTGAGCTACGAGAAGATAAAACAGTTGCGGATACCTATGAAAGGGTGTTAGAATCAAGAGATTCAATAATTGATTTGCTTAAAATGATAGGAGTTAAGAAATGAGTAATCTAAAACCGTGCCCGTTTTGCGGAGGTGAAGCACGAATTATATCTGAATATGATACTGACGGATTCGGAGAATTTCACAAAGTAAAATGCCACACCTGCGGAGCAAGCTCAAATCATCATTTTGTATCAAGTGGTAATGATTGCCCACAGTATTATCAGGAAGTTCGAGATGATTGGAATATGCGAGCATTAATTGAAATTGAATTACCAAATACAGATAATTTTGGTGATGATGAAAATGTTATTGCTTACTCCGAGCAGGTAGAAAATAGATTGATCGGCAAAGGCATTAAGGTTGTGCAGAAATGAGTGAACTAATTAAAGCTTATACAGATGAGCTAGATCTTGTTTATGACCAAATAGAGATTTTGTGGGCAGAAGCAGATAAGATTGAAGATTTATGTTTTACAAAAGACTTTACAGATAAACTGGATTACTTATACAATAGAAAGATAGCACTTCGATCTATGATTAATAAACATAAAGGAGATTCGTATTGACTTCGAGATTTGATATTGTAAAAGATTTGGACAACAGTGTTATTGATTTCACACAAGAATATAACGATGTAGTCTTGTGGAATGCTATTGCTTTAAGCAACAAACACGATTATTCTAAAGAAGCTATCCAACGCCAATATTATCTTATCACGCATCGAACTGAAAGCGATCGTGGTGAATATGAAGAGTTTTTAGATGCAGTTGATGCTCAAGATTTAGTTGAGATTGTAGATGGTCTATGTGATATCTTTGTAGTTGCAGGTTATTGGATGTTCTTGAATAAACTTAAACCAAGTTTAGAAGGTTTTGTTGTTGATTCAGTCAGTGCAGTTGAAGGTGTTTATTATCAATTCACTACTTTTGAAAAGAAAGAACTTAATGTTACTAATTTGTTTCAAGACACACTAAATGCTTTGGCTTCTATTAAAGGTGGAAAAGAATATCTGCAAGAAGTCTTACGAAGTAATATGTCTAAGTTTGCACAAAAAGGTTTCTTTGAAGACAAAGGAATTCTTCCAGAAGTAGTTGCAGCTAATATTGAAGTTAGTTCTAATGGGCGATACAAAAATGTTGTTCCTATTTATTCAAATATTCTTGACAATGAAACAGGAAAAGAAGTAGAATATGTTGTGTTCAGGAATGAAGGTGGTAAATCCAAGTTATTAAAACCATTTTACTTCCAAGAACCAAAACTTAAAGAAATTATTGAACAATATATTTAAACATAACAAGGAGATATAATTATTATGGCAAAGCAAGATTTGCAAGCAAACGTAGTTCCATCCGGTGTAGATGAGCGTGACATTTTTATTAAAAAGATTAATGAAATTATTAAACTCCGAGAGACAGCTCATTCGGCTAAAGAGGCCGAAAAAGATATTCTCCAAGAATTGTATGACAAACATAAAGAAATCAATAAAAATTATTCCTTAAAGAAGGGTAAGTTTAATAAGTACACTAAGTCTATCGTAGCAGAGCACCTAGAGTCTAAGGTAAGCGAAATCGTAAATGATTCAGAAGAAAGCTTAGTTGCTTATGAGTTAGTAAAAACTAAATTAGTTTAAACAATAATTAATTAAAACCTCATAAATTGAGGTTTTAATTTTAGGAGTTTCTTTGAATAATAAACATAAAAATGCCAAAAAGAAGAGGGTCAGGGAGAACCCCAGTAACCTTGTAGGAAGAACCTTCAACGGTTTAAAGGTTTTATCAATAATATCAAGAAATAGTAAAAGTATACAGTACCAAGTGTTTTGTAAAGAGTGCGCAAAAGATAGTGAATTATTCGGGGATGGATACTTTGTGATTACAAAAGGAAATTTGTTAGCTGGAAAACTCCCGTGTGGATGTTCCAAAAACTACAGATGGTCATTAACTCAATATTTAATACGTGCGGGAAGAGTGGCTGCAGATAAAAACTACAAAATAATAGATATAGTTAAACCTTTTAAAGGAAACAAAACAAAAATAAAATGTGAATGTTTGGTTGATAATCATATATGGGAAGCAACATTCTCAAATCTAATAAATTATAAACAAGGTTGTCCAAAGTGTGCATTTAATTATAAACCAACAGAACAGGATGCGCTAAACAAATGTAAGATTATTTGTGCAGACATGGCTTATGATGTTTTAGGTTTTCCTGATGGGTATAAAAACAAAGATTCAAGGTTTGAGTATTTGTGTAGCACACACGGGATACAAAATGTAAGTTATCATTCTTTTGTGTGGTTGGGGACTAGGTGTTTCGGCTGTGCAAAAGAAAAACAAGTGAAATTAGGTAATGGAAATGGTTATATTTATAATAGAAAAGATGAACAAGATTTTCTTTATATTTTAAGTTTTGACAATAAATTCATAAAAGTTGGTAGAAGTTTCAATGTAGAAAAACGAATTAGTAGAAACGGATTACAAAAGTATTCAAAAATAAATAATATAATAAAACTTCGGATATTTTCAGGAAAACATCAAGATATTTATAATATTGAGCAACAAATACTAAAAGAATTAAGACAAAAAGATTTTCAGTACCATCTCAACTGGACAACGGAAGCTTTTATGAACGATTGCCTGCCATATTTAAATAGTTTATTAACCACTTACAAACAACAAGGGTTGACGGAGGATTTTTAATTGTCAATATATAATACCTGTCATGTAGATTTTGACACAGTTTTATTTCGTGCAGCTAAATCCTGCCAAACAGATTTTATTATGGTTAAACATAAAACAGTTAAATGGGAAAAACAATTTAGTGGTGTAAGTAAATTCTACGGTTTAGGTAACACCAGAAGTAAAGGTTGGATCGGGGATGAAAATATCAAAAGGGAAAAAATAGGAAAATCTTTACTCTCTGTTGATGATTTTATAATTGAAGAGTGTGCCGAACTTCGAGGTGACCATGATGTTGTTTTAGAAGATGCAATGAATCAGATTGATTATGCGGTTGGTAGAATTAAGAAACATTCAGAGGCAGAAGACTACAAACTCTATATTGGTGACGGGGGAAATTTCCGTTATGATTTAGCTAATATTCTTCCTTATAAAGGTAATCGAAAAGATAAACCATTATTGTTCTTAGAGCTTAAAGAAAAGTTTGTAGAAAAATATAAGAATAAAGTTGTTCTTATAAAAGACCAAGAAGTAGATGATGCTTTAGGTATCATTGGTTATAACAACTACAAACAGTTCCTTAAAACAAAGAAATATAAAGATCTCTTGTCTTTTGTCGATAAGGATTTGAAGATGATTCTAAGTCCGTCGTTTAATTACGATAAAGTTGAAGATGGAATTTCAATCCCTACACCAGAAGAAGCTGCACGTTATTTTTGCTCGCAGTTGCTATCTGGAGATAAAACAACAGACAATATTCAAGGATTACCTAATTTCTCTCCTGAATTCCAGCAGAAATATAATACAGGTAAAACAAGAGGTATTGGTAAAGCTACTGCTAATAGTCTGGTAGAAGGTAAATCAATTAAAGAAATGTTTTATCTTGTAATTGAAGCATATAAGAGTTATTATGGGGAAGAAAAGAAAGAGTTTGTTTCATTTCGTGGCGAAACCTTCAATTGGAATTGGCTAGATTATTTACGGGAAAACTCCACTTTGTTATGGATGAGACGTGAAGAGGGTGAATTATATAATATTGAAGATACATTTAAACGTTTGAAATTAGAATATTAGGAGTAAATATGAGTTTTATTAAAGTTTGGTGCGAATATGACTTTAGTGGTAATTTTGGCGGTAATAATAACGAAGATGTTTTCGAAGTAAACATGGATGACGACATTGATAAACTTGTGCTTAATTTCCTGATTAAAGCAACAGGTCTTGATGAAGAAGATCTGGAAGACTTATATGGTTGGAATTATATTAATATTAGTCAACTATAGGGGTAAAGTTTAATGGAACAAGAACAAATTATAGCGGATCAACTTGAGTTTAAACACAAATTAGAAAACTCCATTTCTGAATATATCGAACAAAATAAAGATAATTTAGATTTGAATGCTTTAAAACAATTTATTGGTGTTAGTGCTGCTTCACAAGCAGGTGTTGATAGTTCTTATGTAGACACTTTAATTAAAATGATTGATGATAAAATCGAACAACAGAAACAACAAGAAAAGCGATTTAGCTATAAAAAGAAACAAGGTTTGTGGGAAATCTATGATTCTTGGCAAAATAACAAGTGTGTTAAGAAAGTTAAAGCTATTACATCACTTGCTGCTTTCTTGCTTAAGAATGGACAAAACGAGGCATAGTTTATGAAATCTTTAATTGACCACAACGAAGGTTACTACCACTTCTTTCTTCTAGGTCTTCATATTTGTGTTGTAGACCGTAAGAAACACCCTTATGTTTTATTTTCTAAACGAGGAAAAGAGCGGAAGTTCTTTAAATATGGAATAACAATTTCTAAATATAATCCAAAGTAGGAGAAGTCATTGCCAGAAGTTATAGTCTCATGCGACACGTCACTCTCGAAGTTTGCTGTTGTTGTTTGGATTAACGGAAAACCCGTTGATCGAAAGGTCTTTAAAACAGGAGAAACTAAAGTCAAGAAGAAACTTAAATCAGTGACTTATTTTGATAATAAGATTGAACAAATCAACTGGATCACAAATGAAGTTATTAAGTTTATAGAACCTTATAAACCACAAAAGGTCTGTCTTGAATCTTTAAGTTTCTCGTCTATTGGTAATCAGACAAGAAATCTTGCAGGTGTCTATCATGTCTTCTGTGATAAGTTGGTAGAAGTTTTAGGGTTAGATTTTAGTGACATAACACCTATTCCACCAACGGTTATTAAAGCCGCTGCAAGGACGTTCTATCCACTTGAGGAGCAAACCTATACAAACACAAAGGGTAAGGTCTCAAAGAAGGAAATAGGTAAGCCTGAGGTCATGTTTATTGCTAATCAACTTCATCCAGAAGTTCTTGAAGGTTATTCTAAATCAGCTTCTTCTGAGAAGGCAGGTTATGAAGACCTTTCCGATGGTATTTTGTGCTATTATGCTTATAAGAAAGGATTAGTCTAAATGGCTTACAAGAAAAGGATTAGACAATCAACACAACGAAGAAAAGCTGTTAGATTTGCTTTAGAAATTGATAAAGAGAAGTGGGTGATTGGTGCTAAAGAAATCTCCGAACTGAGGGAAGAGTTGAAAGGAGATGTTTGTCCTATTTGTAAACAACCTTATGGAACAGGAATGAATCAGGAAGTCCTCGACCATTCTCATGAGTCAGGTAGGTGCCGCTCTACAATTTGTGCTTCTTGTAATCTGTTTGAAGGACGTTTAACTAAGTATTTCAACAAGTTGTTAAAAAAGAAAGATGTTCCGGTTGAAGAAGTTCTAACAAATCTTGTAGAATATCTAAAACAATCTAAAGATCTTGAACCTATTCTTCATGGTGCTATGATTGAAGCTGAGAAGAAGCGCGTAACAAGATGGAGAATTGAAACTTTATATGACAAACTTGTAGAAAAAGGCTTGACTTTGAATGTTGTTACAGATTATACTAAACATCAAATCACAGAGGTGTGGTTGAATCAGTTTATTAAGGAGTTGGAGTCAACTATTTAATTTTACAAGAGGAGATAATTGCAGCGGAACTTCGCTGTGATTGTGTTCTTATAAACAATCAGTCGCCATATTGCGACCAAGGAGATTAAAATGAATGGTTCAGAATTAGCAATGTCCGAATGGGAATATTTATTAAACAATAATCTTGAGTTGAAGTTTACTTATACAAACTACAAGAATGATATTCGAGAGCGTTATGTTGGTTCACCTATGTCAATTGAATTTATGATAGGCGATAAACGATTCTATCACAATGACAAACCTAAGTTTTTCCTTCGAGCTTTTGACTTAGAGAAACAAGAATACCGTGATTTTAGTTTAGAACGTATGGATATTGATCCAACACAGAGGGAGATTTAATATGGGAATGTACACAGGATTGAAAGGGAAGGTTATTCTTAAGGATAAATATAAATCTCTTGCAGATCGATATGAGTTTGAGTGGCACATGTGGTTACCAGAAGCCCCCGAATTAAAAGATTGGAATGAATATTCTAGGTCCAGTATGATTCCTTATGGTGCTTTGTGTTATATGCCTAACGAATGGGACGAAGAACCAGTCAGTTATAATAACGGCGAATGGTTTTTGTGTTGTAGTTTAAAAGATTACGAAAGCACAATCCGCTATTTTATCACTAAAGTTCTTCCCATTATCGCAGATAGTTGGGATTTAGAAGAGCTATATGAAGAGGATGATACTCCTACAAAATATCAACATAATGTATAGAGGTAAGATATGACTGAATTTTATAATTTTGTAAGTAATTCACCTTGGATTTCATTTTTCTTAGCTTCTGTCATAACTAGTTTTGTTATTAATTTATATAAGGTGACTTGTCAGTTTATCTTATCTTTGGTTATTCGACAGAATTGTATTGTTACTAAAGAAACAACAAACAAAGATTAATAATGTAGGAGAGATGAATGACCGGATATAATAACTGTATTAATTATATTATAGAAGCAAAGAAACAGGGTTTAGGTAGCCGTAAGATTGCTAAAGAGTTGAGTGTTTCTAAATCAACAGTTAATTACTGGTATCAACGATTTTTAGATGAACAAAATGAATCTGCTGTTGATATTCTCAATATTCAACAAACACCTAAACTAAAAGGACCGAAAGTTCTTATCTTAGACATCGAGAACAGTCCTATTCTTGGATATGTTTGGTCCTTGTGGAAACAAAATGTTGGTTTGAATCAGATTAAAGAAGAGTGGCACTTGTTGAGCTTTGCTGCTAAGTGGCTTGGTGATCCAGAAGATAAAGTTATCTATATGGACCAACGAAATGAGCCAAATATTGAAGATGATTCTGCGATGCTTAACAAACTATGGTCTTTGTTGGATGAAGCAGATTGGTTGATTACACAGAATGGACGACAGTTTGATATTAAGAAAATTCGTGCGCGTATGATTATGCAAGGGTTTAAACCATTCTCTCCTGTCCGTCACATTGATACATTAGAGATTGCTAAACGTGTCTTCGGTTTTACATCCAACAAACTAGAATGGATGACTGATAAACTTTGCACTAAATATAAAAAATCTACACATCAGAAATTTGTAGGTTTCACTCTATGGTCTGAATGTTTGAAAGGTAACATTGAAGCTTTTCAAGAAATGGAAGATTATAATAAACTTGATATTCTAAGTCTTGAAGAGTTGTATTACAAAGTTAGCCCTTGGTATGATAAACTACCTAATCCAAATCTTTATACTGAATCTCTTGATATTCAATGTATTTGTGGTTCACACAACATTGTAGAACAAGGTTTTGCAACAACAGATGTTTCTAAGTTCCAACAATATGTTTGTAAAGACTGTGGTAAGATTTACCGTGGACGAGTTAATTTGTTGTCAAAAGATAAGAAACAGTCTATTCTGACAAATGTTAGAGAGAATTAATGAGCAAATCTTGTGGTGATACAATTGCACATAGCGGAGATTGGATAACATTAACAAGAAAGAGTGACCAAGGATTGGTTGCATCTTTCAGAGTAACAGAAGATATTTGTAAAAAGATGCTTGAACGGATGATTGTTTTTAAGTATAATGAATCCATTGAAGATATTAAGATTAAAATTGGGAGGTAATAAATGAACGACTATATTTATAAGTTAAAATCTACAGTCACAGATGAAATGTTATTGGATGTCTCAGCAAATACTGCAAAGTTAGAATATTTTAAAAAATCTCTAAATACTTGGAAGAATCAAAAATATCTAAACGAATATGTTTATTATTCGGAAACTGGTTATGGGGTTCCAGAGTCTTTTATAGAGCCTTTAGAAACGGAAAAATCTTTGTCGGCGCCAAAGGCAATTAAATCTGATGGCGGGTCAAGTCCTTATTATGATTTAAAACTAAGTGACTTAACATTGGATTTTATAGAAGAAACTAATAATGTAAAGACAGAACATCTAATCCGTGACGTATTTGGTAACGACTTTGATTTTGGTAATATCTTTAAATCACTTGTGCGAGCTTATGGAACAACACAAGGAGCTGGTAAAGAAGGTAATAATATTGTTTACGAAATGAATAAAATTATTTATAGTGCAAATAAATTAAAAGATTATTATACTAAAGTAGGGTCTTGATATGACAGAAAAGAAATATATTGTCTGTGATACCGACCTTTGTCTTGTTTCTACAGATTATGAATGGTTTCTTTATCTTGAATCATTAGCACACAAGAAATATTTTCAAATGTGTTATCTTGAACCAGAAGGAAATAAAATCAGTTATGATTTAAGCATTTATTATCCTGAATTAACTAAAAGTGAAGCATTCGGTTTCTGGAAGAATCCAACGTTGTATGATAATCTAAAACCTATTGTTGGTTCTGTAGAATGTTTAACAAGTTTAGATGATTCTTTTCATGTAACGTATGCAAGCATGTCTAAACCAGAACATTATTTATCAAAATATAACTTTGTTAAGAAACATTTTGGTGATAAGATGAATTGCAGTTGGAGTTTTGTTAGCACGCATGAAAAAGGAATGTCTTTAAAAGCTGATCTCGTAATAGATGATCGTGTATCTTTCATCAACCAGTTTGATGCTAAGGTTTTAAAGGTTTTAATGAAAACACCTTATACACAAGATGAAGAATTGAAACACAAACCAGATTTACATACTTATCATTGGTCTGAAATTAGTGATTTTATTTATGATATGTTGAAATAGGAGATTGTTTTGACAACACAAGTGTCAATACTGCATGGGTTCGTTTCAGGGGAATATGAACAAATAAAAGAAGTTCAACGTTTAATTTTTATTAATGAGGCGGTTAATATTTACAGAGATAATAAGGATATCCATAAATTCAATCACAATTTAAAGTTAATTGAAGATCGTATGTGGAAATAGGAGTTATGAATGGGACATTATGATGAATACTATGAAGAGTTAGCAGAAGCACGAAGAAAAGTAGTATATTCACAGCAAAAAGAAAAAGAGAATAAACTTAAAAGTCTTGGTTATTCAGATGAAGAAATTACAAAACTAAGAGAACTAAAGAATGCCTTGTCTATCTTAGACTAAAGGAAATAAAATGGCGCATTATTCATACAAAGACGTTGTTTATGATATTCCACAAGAATATTTTGAACGTTTTGAGAAACTATATGGCCGTGAATGTGATAACGATCCAAATTATGATGGTGATTATTGGACTTTAGTTTCTTGGTGGATTGATGATTTACAAGCAGAAAACCACAACTTATCTCGAACTATCGAGTAGAAGGAAAATATTAAAAATGAGTGAAACACAATTTTATAAAGGCAAATTAAAACCAACTAGTCAAACACCTGAAGAGTTCTGTGAACAAGAAGGGGTCTCTCTCGCAAGTTGGAATGATTCGTGGGAAGAACAGGTAAATGATACCTTCTACAAAGATGCTGTAGTTATTGAGAATCAAGTATTTATTGTAGAGAAAGAGATTCAAGATCCTTACGATAATGTATTTGAAGCTACAAAGAATGAAGATGGAAGTTATGATTTTATTGTAAAATATTATGATGGTGGTTGTGGATTCACTGATGCTATTAATTATGCTTTAGAAAACTATAAAGAAGAATAAGGAGAATTGCAGCGGAGAACGCTGTGATTAATGAATTAATCTTTGCTGGCAATATAGCCAGTGAAGTTCCACTTCATCCGTTATCAACGGACAATTATCATCCGCCTTGTTGCGGACAAGGAGAGAAAATGAGTTTTGAATATCAACAAATTGTTGTAGGAAAAGAAGGTATTACTGCAAAGATTGTAGCAGACAGTATTTCTGAATCAGGTAAGCGGATCACAACATTTGAATTAGAATACCCACGATGGATTCATTCTGAATTAAAGACACATAGAGTTTTTAGTTCCAATTCTATGAGTAGTCGTGCTGTTCCTGTGAATAAACAAATTCAACAGGTTATTGAAAATCCAGCAACACCTGTATTCTGGGGCTTGAATCAATCAGGAATGAGCGCTAAAGAAGAGCATTCTAATACTGAGGCTTGCAAAGGTGCTTGGAAAGCTATTGCTGAAGAATATGCAGCGTTTGCTAATGTTTTAAAAGAACAAAACCTACATAAACAGATTGTTAACCGTTTGTTAGAGCCATTCCAACGAATGAAGACTGTTTTAACAGCAACAGAGTTTGATAACTTCTTTAAACTCAGACTAGCTCCAGATGCCCAACCAGAGATTCAAGAACTTGCTCGTTGTATGAAAGAGGCAATGGATAAAAATACTCCAGAAGTTCTAAAAGAAGGAGAATGGCATACACCGTATGTTGAGCATTTCCGAGGTTCTAATGGTGATGCAGAGTTGATGTATATTGTAGATAATGTTGGTGTATCTTTGGAAGATGCCTTATCGGTATCTACAAGTTGCTGTGCTCAAGTTAGTTATCGTTCTATTGACACTTCTTATGATAAAGCTATGGATGTTTATATTAAATTAGGTTTGAATACTGAACACGCGCATCTTAGCCCAACAGAACATCAAGGAACACCGATTGTTCTTGGTAATGATTGTGGATATCCTACATACCCAAAAGGAGTAACAGTAATCGAACCTAGTAAGGATATATTCTCAAATACTGGAAAAGTGTGGTCTGGTAATTTTGAAGGCTGGATTCAACATCGACAATTGATTGAATTTAAATAAAATAGTTGTTGCTTTTACTACAAAGTTTGTTTAAGATGTTCTTATCTTGTGGTTGCAGAGAATAACTCTGCAACTTTATAGAATAACAAATATTATAAGTATCAGTCATAGACTTTAAAGGAGTTATAAATGATTCAAGAAGACACTCAATTCTCAGTAACAGAATCTTATTTGAAAAGCATCGGTGTTGATACACAAAGCAAATCTAATATTCGTCAAGCTCTTTATTTAATGGGTGGTGATTATAACCACATCTCTGTAACATCAAATGCTTTGGTTCGTGTTGCAGATCGTCCTTATATTGTTTTTGAAGACACACTCTATGTTGCTAAACGACGAGAGAATTCTTTGATTAAAAACTTCTGTAAATCGGGTCAAACATTGAATATTAAACTTGCAGATGTCCCTACCCACAAAGAAATTAAACTTGTAACAGATCTTCCTTATCAAGAAAACTATGCAGAAGCTTCTAAATTAAAAGCACAAGTTAAAGAATATATGATTAAACACAAACACAAAGGTAAGAAGTTCCAGAAAAGTCATAAATCATTGAAGTCTTAGAATTTTATAGAATAATCTTGTAGATTGATATAACTAAAAGTTATTGGACAGGATGTTGGATTAATGTTAAAATAACTGTCCACTTTGAAAAGGAGAATATATTGGCTTCACCAAACACAAAGAGAGATAAATCAAAAGAGTATTCAGATTTATACAATACACCGGAAGTGGCTCTTGACAAATTAATGGATTTTGCAGATTTAAATAAGTATCAAAATATCTTAGAACCTTGTAATGGTATTGGTAAAATCTCTAAATATTTAAAGAATCTAGGTTATAATGTTTATACAAATGAACTATATGATCACAGTAGTTCAGACTTCTCAGATGATTTCTTAGCTCCATTAGATGAAGTTACATATAATGTAAAGAATTATGATATTATTGTCACTAACCCTCCTTATAAATTAGCTAAAGAGTTTGTTTTACGTGGTTTTGAAGTTGCGCGAGAACAATATTTATTATTGCGGTTAAGCTTCTTAGAGGGTCAGAAACGATATCAAGAATTATTTTCAAAGAAACATCTGAAAGGAGTTTATATCTTTACTGCTCGAATTTCTTGCTCAGAAGGGATTGAAGAAACACCAACAGCAAACTCCGTAACATATTGCTGGTTGCATTTTGATAAAGAGTTTGTAGGACAACCTACACTTTATTGGATTTAATAATAACTTACAAATAATAAAGAGAGATAAATGACAGAACAAAGTATTAATGAAAATACAATTCCTAAGTGGGAAGCACTTGGACATCATTCAATTAAAGAATATCAAGGATGGTGTTATTTCAATGATGTTGAATCACAAAGTTATAATCCAGATATTACATCTGAAGAATTAGATAAACTTTGTATTCTATATGATGTAGAAACAAAGAAGAAAAACAAAAAGAATAAAAAGTCAGATAAATATGGAGCTTCAGAATTTAATGATTTTGATATGGAAGAGATTATTAAAGAGTATGGCAAACTATAATGGAGAATAACTTGGAACAAAAAGAACATCTAAATATTACAATCAATACAAAACAACCAGAGTATGTAACCGAGTTTAGTGAAAAACTACTTAGTGATTATTATTTACGCCCTAATGAAACTATTCAAGAAGCGTTTGCACGAGCATCAACAGCTTACTGTTATGGTAATTATAACCTAGCCCAACGCATTTATAATTATGTAGATAAAGGTTGGTTCATGTTCTCAAGCCCTGTTCTCAGTAATGCACCTGTAGGTAAGTGGGTGGATGATACTGAATCGGAATCAACAGAAGATAATCACTGGCACCGTAAGAAGTTTGTTGGTGAAGATGTTCGAGCACTACCTATTAGTTGCTATTTATCTTATGTTCCTGATACGATTAAAGGGCAAATAGAGAATATGCAAGAGTTGGCTTGGTTGTCTGTAACAGGTGGTGGGGTTGGATTACATAATGGTATCCGAGCAGTATCTGATAAAGCACCGGGGCCTATTCCTTACGAGAAAACAATAGATGCTAATATTGGGTATTATCGACAGGGTTTTGTCCGCCGAGGCAGTGCAGCCTACTATTTAGATATTAGTCATCCTGACATTGTTGAACATATTAAGTTTCGTGTAGTGACAGGGGGTGACTCAGCACGTAAATCCGATAACCGTAAGAATTTCCATTCTGCTGTGAATATTACAAGTGACTTTGCAATGGCTGTTAAATATGATTTTGATTGGCCTTTGAAATGCCCCCATACAGGTGAAGTTTTTGAAACAGTTAAAGCTCGTTATTTATGGGATTTGCTACTAGAGACACGAGAGAAGACAGGTGAGCCATATTTAAACTTTATCGATATTGCCCAAAATGCTTTATGCAAAGAACAACAAGATTTAGGTTTGAAATTACATGGATCAAACATCTGCCAAGAGATTCATTTGGCTACCAATGAAGAACGAACCGCTGTTTGTTGTTTAAGTTCAGTAAATTTAGAACTTTATGATGAATGGAAAGATTCTACGATGATTGAAGATTTGGTTACATACCTAGATAATATCATCCAATTCTTTATTGACTATGCACCACAAGAAATGAGTAAAGCTGTTTGTTCTGCAAAATCGGAACGTTCTATTGGTATTGGTGCAATGGGTTTTTCCAGTTTATTACAGAAAAAAGATGTTGCTTTTGAGAGTGAAGAAGCTGTTAAGTTAAACAAAGAAATATTCTCTGTTATGAACAAACGGGCACAGAAACAAAACATGAATTTGGGTCAGTTACGAGGGTCACCTGCGGATTTGAAAGGTTCTGGTAAACGTTGTGCTCATTTATTTGCTATTGCACCTAACGCTAATTCAAGTCTTATTTTAGGGATTTCACCATCTATTGAACCTTGGAATAGTAATGCTTTTGCACAGAATACACGAGCAGGAACTGTGATCTTTAAAAACAAACATCTTGATAAACTGTTGAAACGTATTTACACGGGACTTTATACAGAACTATCAGAATCGGAATGGTTAAAAGAAACTTGGTTAAGTATTGTTAAAAACGAGGGCTCTGTTCAACACTTAGATTTCTTAACTCAAGAAGAAAAGGATATCTTCAAAAGTGCTTGGGAAATTGACCAACATTGGGTTGTTCAACATGCGGAAGATCGTCAACCAGATATTTGTCAAGGGCAAAGTTTAAACTTGTTTTTCCCTGCTGGTGTAGACCGTAGTTATGTAAACTCTGTTCACTTGAAAGCCTTGTATGGTAAGATTGTTAAGGGTTTATACTATTTGCGGTCTAACTCTAAAATTAAAGCAGATACTATTAAATCAGTTTCTAAATCAAAACTAGAGAATTACCAAACAGAAGAAGTTTGTATCAGTTGTCAAGGTTAAAATAACATAAGAGTGAGTCTTTACGACTCACTCAAACAAGGAGAAAAGTTTGCTTACAGAATATTCAAAAACATATGTTCCACAATACACACTACCTGTAGAGATTACAAAGAAGCACGATGATGTTTTCTGGAAAGAAACTGAG